CTGTATCGATAACGGTAGTTGCATCTCCCTTAAGAGCTTTCTCAACCTTACCAACTTTCTCTTCAAGCTTTCTGGCATATCTTCTTTTACTTTCTGCTACTTTAGTTACTTTGTCTGCACGCTTCTTTGCGTCACGTAATCTCTTCTGGGTCTGTCGTCTGGCTTGTTCGGCTCTGGACAGAAAATATCTTTGCTTTGGTTCTTCGGCGGCTTTCTTAGGGCGACCACGTTTGGGTGCATCAGTCAATTGTTTACTTTGCGTGTATTTCTGCTATCTCTATTCATGCTACACTTCTTGGATGCTTTGCCACCGTATCTCATGCCATTCTTTTTTTCTTTCAAGGCATCTTTGGCTTGCTTCTTTTCAGATGGAGACAGAGACTTTATCATCTGTTCTATCTTGCTACCCATCTTGTCCGTAAGTTCGTTAGGAGTTGTAAGAGCGTTGATTGTGTTGAGTACTTTGAATAGTGTGTTAAAATCAGCCATGCCTATTTCTTCTTCTTTTTTGAGGTCTTTTCATTATTCATCTCAAATTTAAGTCTGTCTCTTAATTCTTTTGGCACAGCTTTATTATATAAACCTCGATATCCTATCATATACGCATCACGTAATTCTTTACCAGTTCTAGGTCTAAATCCTGCAGCTTTAAGTGACCCATCTCCTTTTGTTGAAAGAATTGCTCTTTTCAACTCTCTCTGAGCTGCTTGTTTCAAAGTTCTTGGCTTTGGTTTTGCTTTAGGACCTCCAAGCTTTTCCGTTTGTTTTTGGATTCGCTTGTCTCTTTGTTTTTCTTCGTATGTTTTAGCCATCTATGACTACCTCCTTTTTAGGTGGCAGTAGGACTATTCCATGCACTGCCTGTACATTTACGTTGGTTGTTTCCTGTTTTCCCAGACCAACCCTGTTTAGAAGCGATTCTGCAGCCCTGAAGCGTAGGTCGTCTCCTCTTTCGGGTACGGGGTTGTCTATTGTGCTTACTAGGCGTGTAGCAGCCTTAAAAGCGTGCATAGACAGCACGTTCTTTGTTCGATGTATTATTTCATCGGCTAAACTGGTCTTTAACCACGTGACACTACCCTTAGAATAGCCTGCAGATAGTGCAGCATCCGTGACATTGCCACCATTCTCGAACAGATTGGTTAGGAATTGTTCTTGTTGGGGTGATATGTCACGCTGGGTGGTCTTTTGTGGTAGTAGGTTCATCACATTTATACGCTTTTGGGTAAGAATAGGGTCTATATTCAGGTAAATCTTTTAACATCTCTTGTATTCGTACTTCGCATCGATGTTTGGTAGCATAAGGACCTCTTGTATCTCTTACTTCTTCACAATTTAGATGTACTTCGGGTAGTCCTAACGTGCAGATTAGCACAAACGCTTCAAACATAGTCTTTTCCGTGTTGTTGAGATGTGTCAAGAACGTTAAGCTTGAGCCAAAGCACTATATTTCTTTGGTTGCTGCTGCTCGAAACTAGTCTTGATACACAGATTATACGTACAGAGTACATAAATGTCAAATAAAAAAAAAATAATAACAAATATCTTGACTTTTCTGATAAGATGGATATAATCGGAGTAACACCTCCGGGAGATACACCTACAACACACCCGTATCCTATAGGGATACCCCAAAGGGATGCAAATAGGTTGTACAAGTAACTCATTCAGATAAAAATATGGCGACTTTGCTAACGTATATGTGGGGGGCCCCCATGTCCCTTAGCACCCCCTATATGGTTATTTTTTTGTGTTTACCCTCATTGAAACCAAAGGATAACAAGCACCCATAAAACCCTTGTGTTTTACTGTGGTGTTTCTTGGCGTGGTCAATACATAGGCGTTACGTGTATTTCTTTTTAAATTATGTGCGACTTTTCATTTAGGTTATACAACTAAACCCTAAAAGGTGGTTACTTGTCGCACCATTGCGAACAATAACCCAAACACGCTAACAAGAGAATACACAACAGAAACAACTAATTAACTATATATTAGGTTACACAAAAGAAAAACCCCCTAGAATCTAATCTAGGAGGCTTTGGGGAGGTAAAAGGTTAACAGTTATTTATTAAGATGAACACAAGCGTATTGACCTAAACCGATCTTCTTTACTGTTTCAACTGTTGTTTCATTAAGGAATTGATTTCTATAACGTGAAGTAGTTCTTGAATAATTCCACCTATCATAATCCAAATAGATTTCATTATTAGCTTTAACGCAGATAATAGAATTATAACTTTGAAATACTTCAATTCCATTTTGTAAAGTAATTCTAAATTGATTAGCAATTGGTAAACCTGATTTACTGCTTTTAAAGTTTTCCACCTTAACAATATTAGAAAGCTTTTTATCTCTGTGTGGCATATCTTCAAGCGTTAAATTAAATGTTTGCATTTCGTGTTCCTTTCTCAATTATTATATAGTTACCTTTTAATCTTGTTTTCTTACTAACGCAACCTGAACAAATCACGCTTTCATAATCATTAAGTTTACCCTCTAAAGCCTTTTGGGGAATGTTAAACTGATCGTTGAATGTTTCTTTATAGTTACATTCGTTGCACCTGAAAAAATAACCCATTTATGAACCCTCCTTTTTAGAAGCGATTGCATCTTCTAAATCTAATTGACCATGTAAACCCCATTGAATACCTACACTTTCATTAAAGTAAAATCTGTCTTTTGTGCAAGGTTCTAAATCAGCCTCATGTTCAATTTGTTCATTAAGAGAATTTAAAATCTTAATAGTTTGGTCTTTATGGCATATTAATTGATGTTTGATTGTTTCTGCTTGGTGTTCAACTCCAATAATTTCTAAACAAGCAAAGGTATCATATATCTTCCAACGCATATTAATTTGACAAGGTTTAGATATCATTTCTTTTTTGTCTTGGTCGTATTCATGTTTTAATAAGTATGTTTTCGTTTCCATTTTTGGATTTCCTTTTCTACTTAATTAAGGTTTAAAAAAACCACCTCCAAGATTTCCTGAAGATGGTTAATTATAATATTATTTATTTTTTAATGTCAAACAGATAATTTATTAACTAAATTTCTATCCATTGTATTAAAGTTTAAAGGATTAGCCTTATATAATTTGTAATGTTTACCTTTGACATTTACAGATTGTATAAAGCCTTTTAGTTTTAGCAAGTGTACATATTGCCTGACAGTATAGATGCTTTTTTTGTGATCTTTATCAGCGTAAATATCTATCATGCGAATATAGTTGTTCTTGCGAATAACCTTATAGATTTCATGTTCACCATTTGTCATAGGTTGATTACCTTTAATCAAAGTGGGATTATTTCTATTTTCTTTGTTGGTAATAATACTATCCAAAGTAGGAACAAAAACACCAAATTGATCTGCTATTTGTTTGGCTAATTCGTAACACCTGAAACCTGATCTATGACCTTTATTTTTTGCATTTTTAGATACGATTTCCAAAGTTTCAAGTAAGGTTGACATTTTATTTAAATGTTGTCTTTTCATTGTTTCATCTCCCATTGTGCTATCCTGACAGAAGCAATACGATCAGCAACAACAATGCCATTGCAAGGATCACAACACCGACCATCTGCAATAGGTAAAGCGTTATTTCCCTCATACCAATACGCATCGTTATTATCTTTATCCTTACCTAAATATTTAGGTTGAATAGTTTGATTACAAACAACACATATTTGCAATTTAGTTTTATCAATAGTCATATTAAATTCTCCTAATTAAAATATTATAGCTAAAATAATGATCACCAAAAAGATGACCATTATTCGTGAAATGTTTGCAAGAAATTCACCCATTAAGCAGAAGCCAATTCTAAAGATTGCCAAGCATCACTAGTGAGTATTTCTCTAACTTTATCTGCTCTCTGTCTTTCAACATTAGGTTTGTTAGCATTTTGGCGACCACCTGAGATAGTCTCAAGTTTATGTGTCTCCTGATTATATCTTTCTACTTTATAATCAGTATGTGTCGACCAATGAGTTAAAGCATTGTAGCAACCCCAAAGAGTAGAACCTAATTCCTTTTTTTCTTCATCAAATAAACCTAGAAGATAATTAAGCTTAGTTTCATTTACGGGATTAACTCCAACTTCAGCAGATTTAGTTTTTTTAATGCAAATAGTTTGTTTTAACATATCTGCAAACTGTTGATCTGATACCTGAATATTTCTCCAATTCAACATTAAATCTTTTTGATGATGCCACATAGATAAGCCTAAACCTGACTTTTGGATCATAGCAGATGGTGATAAATTCAAGGTATGTTTCTTTTTTTGATGATATGATTTTTCACCACCAAACACCAAAGTATTTCTACATAGGTTTCTATATGCACCTGAGAAAACTTGAAATGCCCAAGAGGTATCAACAGAATTAAAAACATCTATTCTTGCCTTAACTATATCTTTTGAATTACTAACGGGAATAGCTAGGTCATCATAGTAAATAGTTCGTTGTGCTTGT